ATGCTTGTCTAATAGATGTTCTTAACTGATTTTCTTTCATATCAGTTATTTGCCAATTAGAACCTATTTGCAATGGTTTAATAGCACCATCATGTCTTACTACTGTAATACCAGCAGGTGTCATTCTAACTCTGCCAATTACACCATCATCTTGAACAAGTAATGGTGGATCAATAGCTTTTGCCCATGCTTTTAATCCTATTTCAACTGCTTTATTTAAAGTTTTAATATCTGGTAATGCATTGTAACTTGGTGATCTTCCAAAAATTTCACCTGTTGCTTTAGACCATCTTGGTACTAAATATGGAAATTCATTATAACCACCAGTACGAACAACCATTTTATCTTCTGTACAAACATGACAACTGTGTACTGGTAATTTTGTATTTGATTTACCTACTGCTCTTTCATAATCTTCTGTTGGTTCTACTGCGTGAATAAAATTAAATTCTTTATCTGGTTTTTCTTTTACAGATTCTAATATTTTTTCACCAACATTTTCTTCACCAAATTCTTGAATTGCTTGTCTAGCTGTTAATTTATATTTTCTATAAAGTGTATCTACTTTACCATTAATATTTTCTTGAATAAAATATTCTGCTATATGTAAACAATTAAAATGTATTCCTTCTTTATCAAATCCTTTACTTCCTTCTTCTACAAATATTGCACCTGTACCTATTGATACTAAATCTAAATATAATTCATGTACTTCTGTATTAAAATTAGATTCATTAAAAATTTCATACATTCTTTTAGCAGCATCTTCTAACCACAATTGAACATCTCTATTTTGATTTAATTCTGTATCTCTTAATTTTAAATGAAACCAAGGTAATGATGCTGATGTAAGTGTACCTTGTAAACTAGCCGCTAATAAATTATTTGCAGTTATTGCTGTACTATCATATAATACTTCGGTTCTTTTTTCACCTCTAGAACGAACAAAAGTAACATCTGCTTTTCTTGGCATAACATAATCTAATATTTCTTGCCAATGATCTTCCCAAGTTTGTCTAACAGATTCTAAATTTGCACATCTTTTTTTTATATATTCAAATGTTGCCATAACTTATTTAATATTTTTTTCCACCTAAAAGTGATGTAGATGTATCTGCTTCTTCTTCCACACCTTTTCCAGATGTAAGAATAGTACCATGCATTCCTTTTTTTTTTACACCCATAGCTTTTGATTTTTCAGCTGCTAATTTAGCATCTGATGCATCCATTTTATCTTGAACTGATGTATCTACTGCTGGTGGCATTTGTGGTTGTGGTTTTCCGCCCATAATTATTCCTTTATTTTAAATCCATTTACATTCTTCTTTTAACATACCAAATACAGCTGCATCAACAAATTCATTATCTATTTTCATAACTTTTCTTATTACACCTTCTTTAGTCCAACCAGTTCCTGACAAAATTCTTTCATTGCGTTTATAACCATTTCTGCATACAGCAGTCATTCTTCCACAATTAATTTGTCTAAAACCATAGTCAAAAACATATCTTATATGCTTTCTATTAAATAATCTAGGACTTTCTAAAGCTAAATGAACATAAATATTATGCCCGTCAAAATCTGTAAAAAGAAAACCACCTAATATTTTATTATTTTCTATAAATCCTATATATGAAAATTTATCTCCTATATCAGCAGAAATATGACATTTTTTTTTAAGATACTCACCAATTGGTTTCCGCCAACTATCATTAGTAACTGTTTCAATCAATTAAACTTTTTTTGATTTTTTTTGAATTGTTCCACCAAGAATAGTTTTTGAAACATTAGCTTCTTCTTCTATGCCTTGTGAACTTGTTAAAATATTAGCACTATCCTGCCCACTAGATGCTAGGGTTTGTCTAGACCTATTTGTTGTTGTTTGTGAAACGGGTGTTGTTGCAACAGGTGCTTGTTGTTGAACTACTTGTGGTGGTTGTCTAAATATTCTTGTTACTGCTCTAAAAAATCCGCCCATAAATCCTTTTTAGTTAAACACATTAAATTCAGAATCAGTTTGAAATTGCATAGGCTGATAGTTTTTAATTCTTGTTTTTCTTAATGACATAACACAATATCTCATTGCAGATATTACATCATCATGTGCAGGAACTATCTTACCATCTTTTCTATGATACATCCTTAATTCTTCCAATAGTTTACTTTGATTTCTAAAGATTTTCAACCTTTTAGTTTGCATTCTTGTTAATATCTCCATAATACCAGCTTCTACAGAGTTTCCACCACTACCTTCTTTCATTCCATTTGAAGATGGATTACTAAAATGATCTCTTAACATATTAACACCTTCTTTTTTATATTGATCTGTTAGACTTTTACCAGAACCTTTATCAGCTTGTCTTCCATCCATAGGCCATACTACAGGAATCCATTTACCTCTACCATTTATAGCAGATGCATGAACGGGTACTGTTTCTTGCCTCATAGCATAACAATCATAAATATATACAATATCAGTATCTCTATCCCATGCTATCCAGACAACAGCAGTAGGGTGATCCCATCCAAAATCTATTCCACACAATCTGGGCCAATGAGTAGGTATATCTATTGGATCGCATAATATATCTTCTTCTACTATTGGAAATACTAAACCAGAACCTAATTGTGGTATTCCTCTTTCTCTCATTTTTCTTTCGTGTGGTGGTAATGCAGATAAAATTTGTTCTCTAATTTCTTTAGTCATATGTGGTGCATCATCCCAACCTGCTGTAATTAATGCTTGACCTTCTTTTAAATTATTTACAAACTGTGCAACAGTTTCTGTCATCCCTTGTTCTGGAGTAAATGTCATAAAAACAATTCCACCTTTATCGGCTGTTCTTGTTAATGATTGTGAATATATACCTTGTGGTGGTTCTTCATCTAGCCAAACAACATCTACTGCTTCACCCATCCATTTTTCTTTACCCATATCATAAGATTTAAAACCTATTCTAGAATAACTACCAGATTTATGTTTTACTACTAATGAACTTAATGCATTTGGTACACCAGCTTTTCTAACTGTGTTTCCAATATCTTTTAAGGGAATAGAGCCTGTGCCAAATGCAGATGGATCATCTGGTTGACCTGTAAGTTCTTTTTGACAGACATCCCTTGTAGTTTCATTTGAAACTCCCCCGACCCATATACGAACTGGTCTATCAAATTTTCTGCCTTCCCACCATGCAGGGTATTTACCTGTAGCATGATATGCAATTTCCATTGCCCCACTAAAAGACTTACCGACCCTATTCCCCGCCATTAACAACCTTTGTGTTGCTTTGGCATTATGAAATTTTTTTTGGTAGTCGTAGGGAGCATATCGTTCTAAACGATTAGTTGATTCTCTCCTCTCTAATTCTTTTGCTATATGTACAGCTTGTTCTAAAAGGTCTTCCATTTAGTTTGATAATGGATTGCTAGATTTAAGTTTGATTTCTTCTATTATATTTTTTAGTAATTTAATTTCAGTTTCATTAATTTTAATTTGAGTTTTAATGTCCGAAACATCTGTTGGTGGTTTGTGTTTATGTTCTTTTTTAGATTCTAGTGCTTTAACTTTTTCTTCCAATACAGCAACAATAGATAGATCAACTGTTTTAGATGCGTTTTCTAATACATCTATTTTAGTCATAACTTCTCCATACTTAATAAACCCAGCACCTATACTTCCTATAAGTCCAATGATTACAACTATGTTTGTTAGATTTTTTTTAATATCTTTAACCATTTTGTAAACTTTCTAGTTGTAATAATAATTTATTTCTTTCCCAATTTAATATCCCCATTTTTCTTTCTCTAATACCTATAATATCATTATCACTATAACTTGCAAGATTAACCTTACTATATATTAATCTATTGTCCATCATATTAAGTTGATCTAAATATATATCTTTTGGTATATAAAAAGGTATGTTATAAACAGCTAAAGATGCTTGATCTTCTGTCATAGCATCTATTTTAATTAAATTTTTAAGCTGTAAGTTCTTTACAGGGTCTTTAACTTTAGCATCTATCTTTGCCATAATTACTTTTAATTTAGGTTTAGTAGTTTTTTCCGATTGTACTTTTTTTTGTTTGGTATTTTTTGACTTCTGAATAATAGATGTTGTAGCAACTTCGCTATTGGATTCTTCTTCTTTAGTTTCTTTTTCTTCATTTTTTTCTGCTACTTTAATAGTTTCTTTTTTAGCTTCTTTGATAACTTCTGCAATTACTTCTTTCTTTAATGTTTCAACAGCTTTAGTTTTAGTCATAGTTTGAACTACCTCTTGAACTTTAGCTACTTCTTTAACAGTTGCTGCTTTAGCAGTATAGACAATAACTTCCATTGTTTCTTCATTTAACTCTACACTAACTACTGATCCACCAGTTTCTAAATTAAGTTTTTCACTAATACTTTCTTCAAGTCCTGATACTACATTCCATATTTCAGATTCAGTAAGATTAGTAGTACCTAAAGATTCATTAATACTTTTAATTTCTGCTGTGCTTAAAGGTTCGTAATCTTCTACAGGAAAATCTAAAATCATTTCAGCTCCTAATAAGTTTGGCCCTCTTAAAGCTGATGATGTACTTTGTGATCCATCAACTCCTGTCCAAGACCACTCATACGTATTAGCATGAACTCCGTTATAATGTAAGCTATCGTCAAATGATCTTGCATTAGAATTGTAACCAGCATCTGTTGTTCTTATTTGAGTAGAGGTTGCTAATACATCTCCATCAGAATTTTTAACTTTCATAATAATAGTATAAGAATCAGCGACACCTACAGAATTACCACATTGATAATTAGAACCACTCCACTCACAGTTTTGTACTGATATAGAACTGCTTAAATTTATTCCACCATTAAGTTTTAATTGAGTTGATGTATGACTAACTCCATCTGGAGTGCTTGTTCCTGTTATACCAACTAAACTTCCAGTAGCTTTAACTGTCATGTCATGTGATGCTTCTAACTCTCCATTAAAAGCATAACCACAAGAATTACTAACTTGCGTATCGCAAGTAATAGTAAATCCATTATGAGTAGAATTATTAGTTAATGCACCAGTAGAACCAGATTGCACTCCATCTAAAGTTGAATTAGTTAAACTTGATGTAGTATCTCCAGCATTAGGTAATATGTTTGTAGTAAAAGCTGTATCGTTGTCTTCTGCAAGTCCTACTGAATTACCAAACCAAGATAACATTAGCCATAAAAGACTGCCCCAAATTATCCAGCACCACCATTTCATTTTTTATAACCTAAACCTGTTTTTCTATTTCCATATAATTTTTGCCATGACCAACTTGTTAAATAAGTTGACCAATGATATATAAATAATACTAAATGTTTCATTTTGCTAGTCTATCCATATGATGATAAATCCGCCCAATAACTTTATCTAAATCCATCAATTCTTGTTGAAGCATCATAACGATTACTTGAATTTCAACAAGTGTAATTACAACCCAAGTTGCTAATCCCATTAATACTGTACCTAAAAATGCAATTAATGCTGTATTAGTTTTTCTTGTCATTTGGTTTAATTACTTTAATATTTATTTTATTCATATCTTTAGTAATTTGTTTTTGAATTTTAGCATCTATCTTTTCTCTTTTTTTCATTCGTTTTACATATGTTTTATAGTCTGGTCTTTCAAAATCATATTTATTCCATAAAGCTAAAGCATCATTCCCAATTTTTCCAGAAATTGGACATGGAGTTCCTGCTTGGATCATAGATTCAAACACACGTTCATCTTGGCAGAGGATAGCAACTGCTGCAACCTTCATACCAAAATCATTTAAAATTCTAGCAAGTTTAAGTCTTTCACAATTTTCATCAATAAAATGTTTTCCACCAGATATACCTAATCCAAATGTTTGAACACCTATTGATGCACCTGTACTACATACATCTTGTGTCATAGAATTATATGATGGTGCTGATGCTGTAGGTGGAGAAGATTTTATATTAGATGTAGAACTATTTGTGCTTGTTGTACTTGATGTACTTCCAGATTCGTATGTAGTGGCACCCCCAGTATATCCACCTTCAATTGCAGTATTTGATCCAGATGTATTAGTTTGAGTAGAACCAGAATGAGCTGGCCCACCAAAAAATGCTAACAAACACATTAATACAATTAAGATTGCTGTAAATCTATAATCCATCCTATTAATCTCCATTATTCGTATTTAACCTCATTTTCCCAAGTTTTATCATCAGCTTTTGATTTACAATTACAAAAATCACAAGTACATAATCCATACTCATCTGCATGAAGATCATCTTTACAATGACAATCGTGATGACAATTAGTGCATTTATCTACCTTGGCCATGATACTTCTTAAATGTTGATTTTTTATTTAATGACTTTTTATGCCTACGAGGTCTTTTAGGGGGTTTATCCCTAGGAACATACATAGAAAAATTTTGTTTAGCCATAACATAATTATAGCATTATTTATCTTTTTGTATATATTTTCTGCGTAGCTTCCTTGGTGTTGTCAACTCAAAAATTTCAGCGGTGGTTAAATGTTCTTTATCATCAAAGCCATTATGATTTGTTGAAGTCACTTCATACCTATCAACAAGAACATACCTATATACATAGTTACCCTTTTGAAAGTGTAGCAAAGCATTCGGTTTAGCTATCTGTACAAACTTACGCATTTTTTAAGTATCTTTCTTTTATCTGTTTAGGGGTTAGATTTTGTTCTTCCTTTGTTTTCTTAATTTCGGGGTCAATCTTATTAT